TTGATTTGTGACGAGACCGTAGACGAAAAAATCGTAAAAGCTCTCCGTAAAAAAATAAACATAGCATCAGAAGTTTTAGGAGAAGAATTAAAGTCATGGATATAGTAGGATATACACGCGAAGCGCGCTAAAATTTTAAGATACGACTTTTCCGCCAGACCACTTCATTTCTGGAAGGCCGTTCTCGTAAGATTTTCCGTCGTAGGTTAATACTTGTTTTCTGTTAGCACCTTGTTCATTGTAGCTAACGTGTACCCAGCCACCTGCTGGATCATCTGGATTATAAAATTCTAAAATTAATTGGTCAAAGTCTACGTTGTTTTGTAGCCAGTAAGCTATTTGAATATTTGGAACACCAGCTATTTCAAAATCAACCGCTTGTCCCTTTGCATGCTGCGACGTTTTTTTGCTGCCGATCGCTTCACACAGCGCCTCAGACCTGTAGCCCGATGTAATAGTTATTGGTTTGTCAAAGTGTGCACGAGCGGGTTCTAATATTTCGTAGCATACGTTTTCTAAATTTTTTATATCACCTGCTCCTGGTGAGTTATCAATGTTTTTTCGCGTTGCGGTCATTGACTTAGTCATTTCTTCAAGTTTAAAATGTTTCGACAGTTGCATGATTTTTTATTTTGTAAGTAAAGTGAAGATAACATATCCCATGCCTGTAATCAAGGCACCAACAGACACCAATAGAATACTTTCTATTCTATGTATTTGTTTTTCAATAGAATGAATTTTATCATGAGTTTGTTTTTGCATAATTCTGCAAAGTTTCTCATGAGAATCAATTCTTTGTAATGCGTTATCTTTACTCATTAAGTTCTCCCCGCAATTATTTTTTCTGCTGGTGATAGTAATGCTTCTTCTGTTCGTGTCAAGTTAGTTTGTGGGTTTTTTGCCATTGCCATTTGTGCATTATTTACTACTGGCATAGGTGTTTTAGCCAATGGTTGACCTTTGTTTTGTGCTCCCATTATTCCAGGTGCATTCATCATTGGTTGTTCAGCAATTATGTATCGCTCTTCATCAATTCTAAAATCTTTATTAAGTTTTTGTCTTTGTAATTTTTTTTCTATTTTTTCAAGTTTTCTTCTTATTCTTCTATTTAATGGATTTTTAATTTTATATTTATCAGATAATCTTTCATAAGCTTCTTCCATACCTTCTGTAATACCCAAAGGTTTAAATTTATTTCTTGATATTAATCTAAATAAAGAACCTTGACCCCTGTCTTCAAAAATTTGTCTAATTTTCTTTTTGCTGTAACCTAAAACTCTGGCTGCATCATATTGTCTTCTCATTTTATTAAAAGTTTCTAATCTTTGTTTGTTAGCAAAGATATATTGTTTAATAATTTTGTTATCATCTTCAACTGGATCACCTGTTAGAGTGCCAGCGTAAATTAATTTTCTTTCATCTCTTTCTGCCTTCATAAAGTTTCCTATAAATATTTCCATTGATCTCTCAATATCTAATGGTGCTTTTCTTAAACCAATCAATCCTAACAATTCATCTGTAACTTCATATTCAGTTCCTTTAATTGTTGTTCCTCTAATTGCACTATATAATCTTTGCATTTGAACTTGAGAACCTGGAGTATATAATTTAGCTAAATGTTTAAACGTTTTAAATATTTTATCACCTTCAGAATCTCTTTCGTTCCAGATCCGTGATCCTTGTTTCGTTTGTCCGCCTCTTGCATAAATATCTAGTACACCACCAATCCAAATAGATTCTGATACAAATGGCTCTACTAGTCTAACAAAAGCTTTAACTAATCCCATGGTCATAGCAGGAATAACTGGTCTGTCTTCATCTCTATTTAATTCTGTAAACATAGCTTGAATAGGATTAGTCACTGTGTCGTAGAAAAATGCTCTACTAAAATCTATGTATTTATATTTACCATCTTCATAGACTGGTATTAATGTAGAGTCTTCCGAAAACCATGGAACGAATTCTCTTAACGCCATTAATTTATCTTTAGTAAATCCATAAGCCTGCATTCCTCCATACACAGCAGCTGGTCCAATAATACCTACAGTTGTTGCAAAACCTGCCGCTCTTTCCCAACCTATTCTTTTTAATATTGGATCTTTAATTTCTCTTTTAGCTCCTGCCATAATATTATTAGAAGTTCTAATAATTTCTGCAGGCCATGATACGAAGTTTCCAAGTGGGGATCTTCTAGATGCTTGAACTAATTCAGAAACGTAAGCATAGTTAGGTAACATTTCTCTTACGTTTTTAGTCGCCATTTTCATTATTTCTAATCTATTTGGCAATTGATTTTTAGTTATTGTACCTGCTTTTAAGGCAGCTTGATACGCTCTGTTAATTTTAAAATCTTCTGCAAAAAAATTAAATATTTTCCATACATCATCTTCAGCAATGTACATGTCTTGCGCACCTTTTAAAAATCTTTTAGTTTTACTACCAAGTTTGTTCCACATCTTTTGAAGGAATCCTGTTTTAGCTGTGTCTTCAATTAAGCCAATAACATCTCTATAGATAGCACTAGCATTAACCATACCTTCATCTAATAAAAATCTATATAAAGATTGACCAGCTTCTCCTCTTAATGCATCTGAATAATCACTAATATTTTTATATTCTAACATTGGTCTTGCACCTGGTTTGTTTCGATATAAAATTTGTGGTTGCAAAGTATTAAAAGCAGATTTTATAGATTTTAAAACAAACAAAGGATTAGTTAAAGCTAAAGATATATTACCTAAAGATACAGTTGTAACTGCACCTGATGCAAAGTTTCTTGAGTGAGTAAACGGACCACCTACTGTTTTACCAGCTTGAATTAATCCTTTAGGCACCATAACCGCGTATTGATACGCAGCATTTTTGGTAATGCTTCCTAAACTATTTAATGCACCAAACTTTAAACCTTGAGCAATAGCTTCAGTTGTATACATATTATTGATAGGAACTGTGTATGCTTTTTCACCCAGTTTTTGTGGGAGCTGTAATCCTCTGCTGGCATCTACTAATCTTTCATCTAAACCAAATGCTTTTCTAGCACTATTATAAGTTGGATATACAATTCCTTTTTCACCACGTTTAATCATATCATCAGACGCAGTTTTAATTACATTATAAAATCTATCTCTTGCTGCAATTTCTGCTAGGTCCGTGGTTACATTAGCTATAATTGAATTAGCATTTTTATATTCTCCAAATAATTTTTTAAATGCATCTAAATCTTTTTTAGTTTGAATTAATCCACCTTTCTTATCTGGTTTAAATTTACCAGCACCTGTAATGTTATCTGCTATACTTTTAGTAATTAAAGCTTTTTCTTTAGCAAAGTCTGCTGCTTCATATTTAAATATTGGTGCTCCTGTGTTTGGATCTAATTGAACATTTTTAACAATGTCTTTTACAATTAACATTGCATCATCTGGATTTAATGTTTTACGATTAGCTCTTGCACTTCTTACAAATATATCAGCTACTTCTTTTATAACATCATTTGATGGTGCGTATTCTGAAACTGGTCTTAGACCATTATCTTTAAAAATTTTGTATTCAGTAGATAAAGTATCTCTGATTCTTTCTTTCATTATGTTAACAAACTCTTTAGTTGATACATTTAAATTTTTACCTTTAACAACTACATTTAAAAAATCAGCCCATGAACTATGAACCTTAGATAATTCGTTCACTAATGCACTTGCGTCTGCTTTAGAAACTTTTAACTTATCGGTTAAGGCAGAATAAAAATCATCAATCATATTTTTATCAAAACCTTTAACAATTACTTTGTTTCCGCTAACACCTAGCTTGCCTTTTAAAATAGTGTTAACAATTAAATCCGATAATTCGTTAGTCATGCCTGATTTATCAGCAGCGCTTTGTGAGTATTTAGAAATTCTTTTTATAATTTCATCAAAGTTTCTTAGATAATCTGTAGCCATTAAATTAGCTGAAGATTTTTTTCCTTCTAATCTTTGAATAGCTTGAAATTCTTCTTCAGGAAAAGGTCCTCTAGATCTTAAAGGTCTTGCTACAAATTTATCTACAAACTTATCAAACTTAGAGGCATTTGCAGCTCTTTTCATAACACCACTTGTAATACTTTTAGCTACTTTACTACCGCCTACGATAGCTGGAATAATTGGAAAGCCCATTTCTCCTGCAAACTTAAGTTTGTTGTATAGCATTCTTGTTGCATCTTCTTGGGCTGACTCTCTACCATCCCTGTCTAAAGCTGTAAGTTCTCCTTCATCAAAAAATAAATCTCCAAAAGTTCCAATGTTTTCTGCATCATAAACTACACCACCAGTCACTGCTCCACCTACAAAAACACCAGCAAATTTTTGTTTGCCTGATAACCTGTTCCATTTAGAAACGTCCTGTGCTAATTTATATGCTTCTTTGTTTCCTGCGGTCTTTATATATTTACCTTGTCTCAAACCACTAATAGCTTTGTTGTACATTTTAAATGCCGTAGTAGTTAGTTGATCCGCATACTTTCCAGCACTTTTCCAACCACCATACAACTGTACAAGTGTTTCAGTTATTTTTCCAACTGCGGTCTCTCTTGCTTTTTCTTCTGCATATTTTTCAACTTGACCAATAAAAGTTTGTTCCCACCAATTTTCTAATTGAGCTACTCTTCCTTTATCAACAGGTAAATTTCTATCATCGGCCCAATCCATAACCATTGCTCCAAGATTAGCAAAACCTTTCGGAATTTTAATAGAACCAGATAACACAGCTCCATAAATAGATTCAGTTATACCTACTTCACTTTCAAAAGGAATTCCTTTAGACGTTACTTTCATTTTACCAGTTGAACCGGCTAAAACCATTTGATCTGTAAAAGGTTGTTTTTCTGGTTTGTCACCATACTTAGATTCTAATGTAGGTCCTTTGCCTTCGTCCCATACGGTATCGTATGTTTCAAAATCTAATTTAGCACCGGATAACATTCCTTTCATAGAAGCTATTTCATCTCTATAGTATTGTTTGTTTTCTTGTTCGGTGTAGTTTCTTGGATCTCTAAAGTCTGGATCTTGTTTTAATTTTTCATCATAGTAAGCATCATCACCATATTTTTTTCTGTATTTAAATTCTCTAACAATTTGACTAACAGAATCTAAAGCATTTTTAATGTTGCTATTCTTTCTAATATTAGCTTCACTCTTTTCGAGCTCTTCATCGTAAGTTAACTGTTTATTAACAGCTTCTACTACTTCTTCTTTTTTTAGTTTTTTTTCGTCGTCAACTAATTTACGAGGGTCAAAACCAAATGGCATTTATCCTCCTAATCTATTGATATATCTTCTGCGATATATGTTTCGTACGGTATAAATTCAGCACCTTGTTTAACGTAAACTTTTTTAGTAACAAAATCTACATATATTCTACCGTCTTTGTAATCTCCTGCGTCAGGATTGTAGTTTCTAATAGCAATTTTTTCTCCGTCTCTAACAATTTCATCGACATCGTCTTCAATATAATATTGATCAGGATCATGAGGTACTTTATATGTGCCTTCCATTATGTCATCCATAAAACCATTTAAAACGTCTGCATCAACTAACCCTATTTTGTAATCAGAAGCAAGTTGTTCTACTCTTCTGTTGTTTATTTTTTGTTCTGTTAAAATTTCATCTCTTTTAACATCAGTAGGACTTTTTGATTTTCTAAATAAAACGTGTTCTAAAGCTTCATCTCGAGTCATATTACCACCTTCTTCAGACATAAAAAAATCCATTTGTTTTTGATATAAAATTTTGTCATCTTTGCTCATGTTTTTAAAAGCTGCTAATAAAAGCTGTCTGTTTGCTGCAAATTTAGACCTTCTAAAATCTTGTAAATTTTTAAAATCTGCTGCTTGAGTTTGACTTAATTGTTGCAAAGGTGCTTGAGCAGCTCTACCTATTGTTTGAAATATCGATTGGCCACCTGGCTGTGCTAATATTCCTGAACCCAAACCCATAAAAAAATCAGAAGCTTTATAAGGATATTTTCCAGGATGTGGCATTGGTTTATCTTGAGATTTTAAAAAATTTAAATTATCTTCAAATTCAGTTGTAACTCTTTGGTCAGCAGCATTATCTGTTCCAGAGTATCCTTGTCTACGTAAGCCAGTCGTAATCCCTGTGCCAGCAGAGCCGCCCATTTTAAACATCGGTCTATTTAAAGTTCTATTAAACATATTACGTATCGAAAGCTTTGTATGCTCCAATTCCTGTTGCTGCAATACCTAACGCCTGCTGCAACGGCGATTGGTTTGGTGTTACTGATGATTGATACTGACCCATGGCACTACCGAATAAGCTACCTAAACCTGTGCCCATAAAACCTAATCTTTCATATGGTTCATATGCTGCAAGTCTGTTGGCTTCTCTTTGTTGATCTAATTCAGCTTGTGTTTGTGCTTGTTGGATTGCGCCCGCTTGACCCAACGTTGCTATATCTCTTCCACGTAATTGTGGTACTAATTGAGCTAATCTTTGTTGATCTGCTCCTAATTGTTGTGCTTGACCAAATGCAGTTTGTGCTCCTCTTTGCGCATCTTGATAACCTTGTTGTAGCATTCTTGCTTGAAGTGCAGCTCTATCTAAATTAGATTGTGATTGATATTCTGATCGCATTACACCTTCTCTACCACCTCCTACATTTCCACTATTTGCTGCCATTAATCCCATACCTCTTAAATCTTTTGCTCTTTGTGTGTCGTATTCTTTTAACGTTGCATCAATAACTTGTTGTTGATACGGCGACATAAATTGTTGATATGCACCCGGTCCTGTTAATCCTGCTGCTTGTTGTTGAAACTGTCCTGCTTGAGTTAAGTATGGTTGATATGCACCTATACCTTGACCAGTCGTTGTTGCCATTGTGTAGGCATCTTTTTGCGCTTGGTCTTGACCAGCCAACATAGGCTGAAATTTTGTGGTATCTAACGGTTTCGATGTTAGAGCCAACATCTGTGTAGCGTAATCTTTACCTAGATCGCTTACAAATTGTGGGGGTAATGTTTGAGTTTGTGATATTGCCATTTTATAAAACTTCTCCTATTCTCTCTGATACACTAAACATCTCTTGAGCGCCAGCATTTCCTTGCGATTCTTCTGACATTTTTCCGCCTTGTTCTAGGTTCTTCATCACGTTTTCCATGATTTCCGCACCTCTGTCAATGTCTCCGCCGCCTGCTCCTCTTACTGCATCAGCTGTAAATACAAATTCGTTTCTAGATAATCTTGCAGGAACATCGTCAGCTCTTTCTTCTCCGCCTAAAGCGACAAAGCCTCCTTCGTTTCTGTAATCTTTTTCCATGCCTCCAAGGTTCATGAGCCCACCTTCTTGAGCACCGATTCTTCCGCCTTGAGCATGAGCATTGTTATCTCTATGCATATCTATAAACTCTTCTTTAGATACATATTCTTCCCCTAATTTAATTTGTTTTAATTTATAATCTTCGTAAATCTCATCCCATTCTGCTTCCCAACCACCTTCAGAAAATCCTATTCTTCCGCCATCTTTAACTCCGTACTTTGGATATGGTAAATTTTGTCCTAAGTTTAAAAAAGGATATGCTTCATTGATAGCTGCTATTTTAACTGGATCATCACCCGCTTCTTCAATAGCCATATTTAAATTTGATCTTAGTTGAGTTGGAGTAACTTCTTGTTTTGTTAAAGGATCAATTAATTGTCCACCTCTGTCAGTCATACCAGATAGTGTGTCTTGTTTAGCTTTAGTTCCTATTCCTAGTAATGGTAATGCGCTTAATCCGGCTATTCCAATTTTAAATGGATTAAATTCATTATCATCGTAGTCACCACCTCCCATAAATAATTTTTTAGCTCCTGATTTTAAAAAACCAGATCCTCCTAAATTTTCAAATGTACCACCTTTTGCAAAAGGTCCGATACCTAATCCATAAGAACCTAGTCCTGCAAATAATGCAGCTTTACCTAAATCACTTCCTAAAACTTTTTTTGCTGCTTTAGCAACACCTTTAAAAGCTTTCTTAATACTACCTAAAAAATATCCTCTTCTTCCAGTTTCTGTATCCATGATACCACCGAAAGCTGCAGGTATTCTACCGCCGTAAGCTGCCATAACAGGTCGTTGTCCTGGTAGTGATACTTGATCATAGATACTTCTTATTGTTTCTGGTGAAACACCTTCTAATCTGTCATCTATAGATGGATTACGTATAATTGTATCTACATCAAACTCCATAGTATTTTTTAAAGAATCAATAGCTTGTATAGTTCCTTGATTAATTTGTTTTCCTTCCGGAGAATCATCTCCTAATACTTTTTGATTGTGTTCTTCTATTATAGCTTCTGCATCAAAATTATTTTTAGGTGCAGCCATGCCATACAAATCTTTAGTTTGATCATAAAGTCCTTTTGCGGCTATAAGTTTTTGTAAATCTCTTGTAGGAACACCCATTGAATTTAAAGCTCTGTTTCCAGCAAAACCTAAAATACTTTTAAATATATTTTTTTTCATGTCTTGCTTATTGGTTTCTGGAGCAAGCGAAGTTTTGTTTATTGAAGCAATGCCACTACCACCACTAGCTGGAGGAGGTACAAAACTAGTTTGTGAAGCATCTGTTCCACCACCACCGGTAGGTGCTAAAGTTTTTTGTTGTTTGGGTTGTTGATCATATTCTCTACCCGATACACCACCTACTCTATACTCAGCTCTACCGCCATCTTTAGCCCCGTATGCATCGTAAATTACTCGTTGAGTAAAATCTTGTGGTGTTGGAGATTTTTCTTCTTCCATTATATCTTGTGTCATTATTCCTTGTGGAGTTTTTCTCATTATCTGAGCGTCCATGTAGTCATCATATATTAAAGGTGAATCACCACGACTATCTAAAGGATTTCCAGAAGCATCAATAACTCCCGCTAGTCTATCTCTCATATAGTTTTTGTAACCTGTTTCATCTTTTGTATATCTTCCTGTTTTATCTTTTTCAGAAATTTTTTCTAATTCATCAAAATATTTAACACTTTCATTTAATCTTCTTTGTCTTGATGGCGAAGAAATATTTAACGCAAAATTAATTGGGGCAGCATAAGGAATTCCACGAGGTATCCTACCTGATGGAATTCTAATATTATATGGATTATCTGCTACTAATTTTCGTAAAGCTTGTTCTTTATCAATAGCTTTTTTAGCTTTAGCTGCAGTTTGTTTTTTTCTTTTGCTTTTAGCTACTCTTTCAATTCCGCCCCCTCGATCTGGGCCAGCATCAAAAGTTTGTGATCTTTGATAATTAGTTTGTTGGTCTTTTTCTTTTTGAACGTCTGCAAATGCCACGGTTAACCCCTTCTGTTTACCATATCTTCACTTAAAGTTTCGATACCGGTAGGAGTTCGTTCAGTCATGCTCATTCGTTCTTCCATCATGCCTCTAGGCATTTGTGAAGCAATACCTTCTTCTTGTTGGTCTTGTTGCATTTGAGCTAAAATCTGTTTCCAAATTCCACTTTGATAAAACTTTTCAAAATTTCCAAACATCATTTTTTGTTGGGGCTCCATTTGCTCCCATATTTGAGCTGCAACTTGCATGGATTCTTGGTCTTCTTGACCTTGGCCCATTCTTATGTCGCCTCTATCATACTTAATGCTTGGTGCGCCTGCTTCTATAGATTCTGTGATTTTTTCTTCAAACATATTAAATCTCCTGAGTTTATTAGTTTACTTGGTTTTAGCAAATAAATCAAGGGGTGGCATGATAAGCTTAACGTCTCTTCGAATGTCTTTTTCATCAATACCTTTTGCCTTCCATTCTTCTTCTGTTTTATATATTTCCCCTGTTTTTAAGTTAGAAATAGTAGTTATTATTTCTTTTGGTTCTATTGTTAGCATTATGTTGTTACCTCTTTCTTAATGTTTAGATAGCTAATAGCTACATCAAACGAATCTGATGTGCTTGATTGTACTGTAAAGGTTTTACCACCTTCTACTATTAACGGTTGGGTTAATAATTCTGTTGTAACATTGGCAGATAAAGCTGCTGATTTAATAGCTGTAATACTATTATTTGTAATAGTTACGCTAGGTGTGCCAGCTGATGTAACAAGTATAGATTTAATAACATAAGTTTCACTTACTAAAGGATTACTTGATCCAAATGGAGTTAATGCAGCACCACTTGTACTGTCATCAACACCTACAAATTTATACTGATTTACTACTGCCATTAATCTAAAAAGAAACTTCTAGCTTCTATCTCCTGTTTTAATTCTTGTTGAAACGATGTATTTAATTTTTCTAACACAGCATCTAAATCTCTAATTAAAGATGATGCTACATCTTCTTGGTATTCTTTACTAGCTCGTGTTAAAGTTTGTACTATTTTAGCCATTATCTTCTTCCTCCTGCATGTATGTCTAATCTAAAAGTTCCTAGTTTCCAATTAGCATCAACTGCAGTATTAGAAACAGTAAGCGCAACAGCTCTAGCCCTAGCTCTAGTATCAATTTTTGTAGTGCTTGATGTAATTGTAAAAGGACCTAGTGATGAACTTGCAGAACTATCATTTGGATAATTTCTTAAATCTAATTGAACAATAGTATTGCCAGTTTGAGAAATAAAATCAGGAACAACTCTACTAACTCTCATTATAAATTCTCCATCTCCTCTAAGATCCGCAAGACTAGTAGCTGCTCCTCTCATTGTTTTTTGAGTTATGTCATAATCTCCAGAAGTTATGTTAGCAGGAATAGCACTTGTAGTTCCTATTTTAACTTGGTTAACTCCTGTTTCATGTTCATAATAATACGTAACTCCTTCAGTGTTTCCAGTAACATCAAAAGATGAATCAGTACCAGCATCATAATAGGTTGCATGAGGAAGACCAAATACAGCAGAATCTATCCATGTAGTTCGTGGAAATAATGAATTTGCATTTGTATACCAAATTGGTCTTTGAGATGTAGAATCTAAATAACTATATAGAACACATCTATTAATCACATTAGAATTAGCTTGTGGATAAAACCACATAACTTCACCAAACAAATTATTAATTCCGCAAAATATTAATTGACCAGATGTGGTGTTTAAATCATCATAAACATAGTCCTCTACTAAACAATCCATAGATTCTAGTTTACCAGTGTATCTAAAGAAACCATTTTCTGACATCCAGTACGCAGCACCATCAACTTCAGCTGCTGCATTTTTACCAATAAGTCCGCAGTTAGTTCCTACTTGTTCATAAGCAAAAACAAAATCCCCACCCACAAAACGCATAGTAAATAATGAGGTGTCCGTCCAAACATATATTGCATTTCTACCTAGTTTAGCTCCAATGATCCGTGATCCAGCGGCCAGTCTTTGTGTACCAGCTGTATTGGTTATTGTTGGTGCCCAAGTATTTATATCTTCTTGATTTGAAAATCTTAAAAACATATCATCTTGACTTGTTGTATCACCTATTGTTGTTTCTGTTCCAAATAAAACTAAGTGACGATCGGGAGTTGATACTAACATATCACGTGACGCTGTTGGTGCGCCAGTCACAACAGTTGCTCGAGTAGCAGTAGCATTAGCAGCATTTGAATCCCATTCAAAAACAGGTCCATTACAAATTAAAGCAATTAAATTAGAACCTAAATTATCTAATGACCATAAACCAGGTTCAGCTACTTTATCAGATGTAGATGCAGCTTGGCCCCATGCAGCATAACCACTAGTATTAGTTACTGTTGCTCCGTTACTGTGCGAAGCATTTGTAGTTCCTCTAACATTTCTAGTTATTCCAGTAAAACTTGTAGACGTTATTCCTGTGTAAGAAATTTCTTCAGTTCCCACTTGAATATAATTTGTTCCTGTGCTTGGAAAACCTGTAGTACTAGCTACATTAATTGTAGTTCCTGAACCACCAGTTCCAAATGCGTCAGCACCTAATGCTCCATTTAAAGTTGTTGTTTGTGGGTTAGTAACTGTACCGCCCCATTGAGATATACCATAACCATAAACTCCGACTTGTTCAGCAGGTCCTACGTGGTAGTATCTAAAAAAAGTAATACCTCCAGAAGTTGATGCTCCAGCTCCACCTTCATTACTGTCCATTGTAATAGTAATAGTGGTTGTTGTTGGAACAGTGGTAACCATAAATTTTTTATCACAAAAATCTGAAGCGCCAAAATTAGATCCTGTAATTGAACTAAACGTAGATGTGTCTCCAAATAAAATAATATCTCCCGCTTGAAAATTGTGAGCCGAAGAAAAAGTTATTGTAACAGTTGGTTGTCCATTAGTTGTGCTAAATGCATTTGTAAGAGCTGTGCCTGATGGATTTACTAAAGGATGAATATCATAATAAACACCTCCTGAGTATGCATATAAAATTCTATTAGTACCTAGAATAGCATACTTAATACCTTCTTTGTTAACCATGTGGTGTAAAGCTCTTGTAGCTCCTGTAAGTTTTTTATCTCCTAGAGAAGACCAACCACCTATTTTTTCAGGTGTTCCATATCTAAATCGAACGTTTTCTCCGCCAGTCCATTGGGACTCGGCACCTGTAGGGGTTACTTGTTTATTGAAACCGGGTAAAAAAGCAATTTTTTGTAGCATATAGTCTCACTATATATTAGTTTTTAAAATTATCAATGGGATTTAAAACCACTAAAAATAATTAAAATTTATAATATATCTTTTTTCAAAACTAGAAGTTAATATAGGTCTATGTAATGTATTGCATTTAAATATTATCATTTTATTTTCTTCTGCTTTTATGGGTTTTATTTTATTATTAATTTTAAACTCTGTGCCCCCATCTGTAGTATTTAAATATAATATACTTGTCCAATTATTATAATTATAATCTGTATGCCATTGAGCTTTTTTATTATTAAACAATAAAGAAAAAAATAAATTTGCTCGTGCTTCTATTAAAGCTGTTGGTTTTAATATTTTATATATATCTTGAGTGCACTCATAATTTAATGTAGAGTTAATTTGATTGTTGTAAAAGAAAGAATGACAAAAATAACCACCTTTTATTTCAGTATTGTCTTTATAAAACCATGGGAAATAATCGCCTGTAATTAATTCTTTAACTTTTATAAATTTATTTTGTGGTAAAAAATTTTTAATAATTTTCATTTAACAACCATTGTCTTTTAAATTAAAACTAATGCCGTATTTAATTTTTTGAGATCTATGTTTATCAGCTTTATGAAGTAGAAAAGGAGAAAAAATAGCAAACGCCCCTGGCTCTGGTTTAACGATTTGATTAATATCATTAAAATCTAATGTTTGTTCATGACTGTTTAAATATATTACACCCGACCATTCGTTTGACCTATGATTATGTTCTACAGTTTTAGAACCATAGGAACAACTTACACCCCATGATTCAACTAAAGAATATGATGGAAAAGTAAAATGGTCGTCAACATAATCTATCATTTTATCTAATATTTTTAAAAACTCAGGATCGTTATTAAAGAAAGTAAAACTTGTCATCTTATCTTTTACGTTTGTTTGATAATTTTTATTATCTTGTCTTTCACAACCTATTTTTATTTTATCTATAAAGTATTTACAATTAATGTTTAGTTTTCCTTTTACAAAAAAATAATCTAAAGATACCTTTTTTTCAATATGTTTGTGTATAATCATAATACAATGTTCCAATTTAATTTAGATAATATTTCTTTTATATTAATAATTTTTAATTTATTAATTTTTATATAAGAATGTAATTCTTCTACGTCTATAAGTAGATATTTATTTTTTAATTTATAAACCATTTTGTCTGCTTTTGTATTAATGTGACTTTTCTTTCCTACACCTTCTTTAAAAGAAGAAAGGTTTCTTGTATCAAATTTTAAAAACCTATTGCTTTTATTTTTAATAATTCCTGAAACATCCCACAATTCTTTTTCTTGTTGTTTTTTTGTAGCATATGTAATGTCAATTAAATACTTATTAATAAAATCTTTATTCATAGTTTAAATTTAAAATTAATCTATACTCTTTGTCTGTATGGCAAACTGCTCTATGTTTTAAATTACTATTAAAAGTAACTGCCGTGTTTTTAATTGATTTAATTTTGTTTTTATTTTCAAATTCGGTATATCCATTATTAGTATTTAAATATAATATGGTAGTTTTCATGTTTAAAAAATCTGTGTGAAAGCCAGACTTAATTTGTTTAGATTGTTTTAAACAAAGGTTAACTCGTGCATGCACTAAATTTTTTAATTTAAGTCTAAAAAGAACTGGCTCTAATAATTGAAAATAATCAGAATTAATGCGGCCATCTTTAAAAAAAGTATGTATAAAATAAGGGCCATCTTCGACACCTGTTCCAGTATTGTTTCTAAAAAACCAACCAAAATTATTTTCAAGTAGTTGGTCAAAAGGTGCTAAAGCTTGTTTACTTAAAAAATTTTTCTTTGTTTCAATCATTATTTAAAAGTAAAAACTATGACCACTCTCATTCCTTTTTTAGGATAAGTTAAATAATGATTATAGTTTTCAAAATACAGTCCTCTATATTTTTTGGTTAATACTTCTTTAAATTTTTTACCTTTTTTTTCTAAAACTGTTTTAGCATCAGGATTATCGGTGCAATAAACTAATAAAGATTTATGATTAAACTTATGATCCACATGACTTAATGTTCTTTTAAACCCATTATTAAATGATAGATTAACAGCACATCTCAATATCCTTGTGCAAGAAATATTATTTTTTTCTATAAAATCATTTAATATTTCTAGTAAAGGAACGGCCTCAGTTGAGTTAACTGATTTAAAATTAGGGTTTCTATTTTCTGGTCTTACCACAGCCACATGAGCTAAAAATTCGTGGTTGTCATTACCAATAGAATTATTGGTTATATAATATGGATAATTATTTGCTAAAACAAATTCATTAATATATTTTTTATTTTCATCTGATAAAAAATTATCATCTACAATAACTTTACCTTCTTTCATAATTTAACCATCCTGTCAGTATGTATTTGTGTTGTTTGTTTGTTATAACTCCTCTATGGGTATGGGTCCAATCTGAAGGCCACAACAAAGTTAATCCTTTTTCTGCTTCAACTTTTAATTTTTGATGATAAAATTCTGTTCCACCATTCTTAACGTCATTTAAATAAGTCATAAAAACCATAACTCTAGTTGTTTTTTGTATTACTAATCTTTCTGCATGCCAAATTTTAAAACCCTCACCAGGTTTGTAATGTTGAAAATTAATACCTTCAGTATCTCCAAATTTTTTATTATTTTTAAACAATGGGTAAATTTTTGAATACTCTGTTACACCTTGATCTATGTATTTTATATATTTTTTGTATAAGTCAAAAGCAGTTATTACAGTAAAATCTTGATCAGAAGATTTTTTATAACTATCATTTTTAATAGGTTTACCTTCTTCAGACAAACAACCTCCGTCTCTAATTAAATCAGAATTTTCTTTATGCCATTTCATTACATCATCGCAAAATTTTTTAGGTATGTACCAGCCATAAACAAAACTACTATACGGAAATTTTAAATTATCTGTGGACATTGAAATCAATATTTAAAGTTTGTCTAATTCCTTTTATTTGCGGATAAGTACCATGCCAAATCCAACAAGGAAATATAAAAAAATCATTTGTTCTAGGATACACAGAATTAAATAATAGTCTATTGTCTTTATTGTTTATAAAATAATAAAACTCTCCTCTGTCCATTAACTTTGGATCATTTAAATCTTTAGGTGGAGCGCTTAAATACATAACTGTTGAAATAGTGTTTTCTGGATTATTCTTATGTCGATGAACAGCATGAAAACTATTAACATGACCAATAACAGTCCATGCATTATTTAAAGAAAGAGAAGGATTGTCTCCATTTCTTTTTTCAAATTCTTCAGTAATTTTTTGAATACAGTTTTCTAATATAAATTGAAAACTTTGTTCTTGTTTAAAAATATTTTTTAAATTATATTGTCTTGAATTTCTACCTCTAGTGCTTAATTTTTTTAAATCTGTTCTAGGCAAATTTTTAATCCATTGATTAACTAGTTCTTTAGTTTTAGACACTTGTAAAATTTTTGTTTGTATTAACCAGTCTTCGTAAAATCTCATTTTTTTAATCCTAAACTTGTGTGTGCAGGTAATCCTAAGTGTAACCTATTATCATATGCCTTCATATTTTTTTCTTTTAATTGTTTAACGGTATTGTAATGTAAAAAAATTTGAACACATTCTGCTTCTTGTAATGGTTCTCTCCAATGTGGAATACTTCCATCGTAAATTAATAAATCTCCTGGTTCTAATATAAATTGTTTTCCATCTACAAACATAGGCCACTCATTTCCTCCAACAGGTAAAGTAACGGAAAGTTTGCATGCATTTCTATCAGTGTGTTTTTTTAAAACATTTCCTTTTTTATATATTCTTACATAACTATAATTCTCTACCACTCTTCCAAAATCTGTTTCTTTTTGAACAATGCTTCTTACTTGTTTTAATAAAGTTTCACTAACTATATCTGCATACATAGTGTAATCTGTCCCCAAAACTTGTAAATCTTCGGTTTGACCAAATAAATGTTCTAAGTAAGGCGGTATAATTTTTTCTTTTAAAAGAGTTCTAAACACTCTTCTTTTTAATAAAAAATATTCATGAATAAATTGTAGAACATTTTTTGAAATAACGTTTTTAATTAGTTTATATTTAAATTCTTTATTCATTATTTAAATGGATACCCCAATGCCCAGCCTACTAAAGAATTTCTTTCTCCTTTTGTAATGGCAGCTACCTTGTGTTTAACAAAAGAAGGAAAAATAATTATTGAACCTTTTTCTTTTATTTCTAGACACTCTACAACATTGTTTATTGGAGAGTTTAAAAATTCAAAATAAAACTCACCTCCTTTAAAATCTTTAGGATCAGATAAGTTTATACTAAAAGATAGTTTTCTATAAGTGCCGTGAATATTAGGATTGTGTGGGGTGTCGTATGTACTAGTTAAATTATCAAGGTGCCAATCGTAGTGTTGATTTTTTTTATATTTTGTAAATTGTAAGTCTTCAAAATAATTAATATCAAAATTCCAATTAGCCATTTTATTTGCTTCTTCTATATAAGGACTAATTACATCATAAAGCCATTGATCATTTAACCAACACACATCAGAATCTCTTAATTTTAATTTGTGTGTAAATTCATTTTCTCCAAGAACTGTTTCATTTTTATTTTTAGAAACAACTCCTTTTTTTAATTTTTGTTTTTTTGCTAAATCTTTTACTGATTTGCAAAAACGATCATCAAAAACATTTTTAAAGTAGTAGTAATAATAATTTAAGTACATATTGTCTGTCTACACTATGTATAGTACAGCATACTTAAATAGTCAATATTTACTCCCAGCTAAAAGTAGAAGGATTCCAGACAACTTGATCTTCATTTGCATCAAAAGAAACCCATTGTTGATTTGCTTCGTCCCATGCGGGAGCACATGAATAGTCGGGAATTAAAGGATCTGTAAAATTGTCAGGTCTTTCTATTGGTGCTTCCCATTTCCAATTGGTGTTATTTAAGGACCAACTGTCAAAAGGTTTAACTTCAATAAATACATTATTAGTTGGATCATAGTAACCACCCAGAGGTTCAGCACCATTTGCTCTAAAAGAGTTATCTATAGAAAATTGTTTTACAATAGCAGAATCATTTTTAAGTAAATTTGTTTTTACCCAATTTTCTGCTTCAATTGATTGATCGCCGCCGTTAGCATCCACATCTGCTTGGTCTACAGCCAATATGTTTAATACTTTGTTTTCTGAATCTAATGTGGCAAAATAAGCTATCATTTTTTATTAACTTATGGTTAAGTTTCCTCCAACATTAAATACAGCCACTCTATCACCACCATCTGTACTAATTGAATTAGAACCAGGAGATACAGATCCACTTAATTTATTACTAAATCTTAAAATTATTTTTCCATTTCCACCTGAACCGCCGCCTCCGAGTCGGTTTGATCCACCGCCTCCACCTTGGCCATCAGTTCCGCTTTGAGCGCCTGAGTTTCTCATTCCAGCACCGCCGCCACCGTTTCCACCTGAACCATTAGGTGATGCTGGGTAACCGTGTGTGCTTCCACCTCCGCCACCACCAAAAGTTTGTGATGATCCATTAATACTTGATGCAGTTCCATTTCCTCCAGGTCCTGCGCTGTCGGTCATTGAACTATTTGATCCGTCATTAGTCGTTCCGCCACCACCAGCAGATGGATTAGCGTTTGATCCAGGAGAGTCTCCGCCATCGCCGCCTTGTTGTCCTGTACCGCCAGAAGCACTACCGTTTCCGCCGCCGCCTCCGCCGCCGCATCCACCTTCACTTCCTGCTTGACTTTGACCGTTTCCAGTGCCACCACCATTACCGGTAACAGTTGAAAATGCAGGAGAACTAATAGCACTATCTCCACCTTGGCCATTTCCTCCACTACCTATATTGACAGTAATAGAATCTCCTCCCGTAATTTGAGAAGCGCTTCCACTAGGATAGTTTGTTGTTAGACCCCCAGCACCGCCTCCGCCGCCAGATTGACTAGAACATCCGCCACCGCCACCTAAAACTAAATAATATAGCTCAGCTTTAGCTTTACCTGCTCCAGAACCAAATCCTAAAATTTGATATCCAAAAGATTTTCCTTTTCGATTGTTTTTATTTTTTAAACCTTTGCCTACTTCACTAGTAAGTTCGTTTAATTTTCTCATGATTATTCTCCTTACACATCGTTAGCAGCGTCTGTAGTATAAAAAAGTTTAAGACCTACTAAACGTGCATCTGAAGTTTGATCGTCTGCAGAAACATCTCTAAATATATTAAAGAAACATTCATCGCCTGCTGCTGGAGAACCTCCAATAGTTACAGCACCACTTTCTGCGTTAACCATTAAATCATTAGCTGTTCCAGAAGCTGCTAAAGCAGTATTTGGTACCGCAGTTCCCATAGCAACATCTAAAGTATCATCACTTGATACAGCTACACCTTGCAATGCAAAACATACTGTTCCTGTATTAGTACCGCCAACACTCCAATAAGTTTGGAAAGTAACTGTGCCTTCATTCCAAGATTTTGGAAAAGCCACTCCAAATTGTGCGTATTCATCTGATGAAGCATCAAAGTCTAAAGACTTTACTTCAGGTCTTTGAGCTGTTAATTCTGTTTGAGCTAAGTCAGCACATCCATTTGAGCTTGCTGGATACATTGCTGAAGCTGGCACCCATATAGTTTCTTTTCCTGCAATTTTAACTGCAGCAACAGTTCCACCACCATCTTCTGCTTGAATAACTCCAGTGCCTTTTGTCTTTAAAGCAATACCAATATTTGAATCATCACCTGTTGCAGTTAGTGTAGGATTATTTCCAGTAGCAGCATTGGCTAGTGTAACTTCATTAACAGCAGAACTTGTTGCAGTTAATAAAGTTAATTCATTTCCATTAGTATCTAAAATAGAAGTTCCGATTTTAGGGGAAGTTAAAGTTTTATTTGTTAAAGTTTGTGTTCCACCAGTTGTAACATTACCATTAGGTAAAGTATCAATGTCAGGGTTAGTTCCATCATTTCCCGTAGCAAAAACAACAGCATCACCTTTGTCAGTTGCTGCAAAAGTAAAACTATCTCCTGATCCAGTTACATATTTAAATTGAACTGTATATGCTCCTGATGTTGAATTTCTTAAATAATAAAAAGTTTGAACATCAAGTGGTATAGTTACAATTCTGTTTCCTGTAATTGAACCTGTAAATTCTATCATTCTGTGAGAAAGAGTTGCTCCAGTTGATCCGTCAGAAACTGATAATGTAGTAGTTCCCGCTCCGCCAGCTATATCTTGTGTTGTATAACCACCAGCTATTTGTTCAAATATCTGTAAATTTGTATTAGTTTTTGTTCCCCATGTACCGGCGTTTTCACCAGTTGCCATTAGCTCGACACCGAGAGGCGTGTATGTTGATGCCATAATTTTGTTCTCCTACTTGTTACTATTAATAATATGTTTTAAAAAGCAAGTCAACCTATTTATCCAGCATGTTTTTTCTCTGTATAAGTTGCACTTGTATTGTAATCTTCTATTGTATAATTTGCGCTTGTATTATACTCTAAAATTCTAGTATATAAAGGTGAAATTTCACCAAGTGAAATAGTTCCTGAAATTCCTGTTAATCCTATTGCCATATCTGCAGGAGAAATTGATCCTACACCAGTTGTTGCAACTCCAGCAGTGGACAATCCTATTGCCATATCTGCAGGAGAAATTGATCCTACTGAAGACGTTGCTCCAATTCCAGTTAAACTAAATATTTGAGTATCACTAACAACAAGAGACCCTACTGAAGATGTAGCCCCTAATCCTGTTAAACCAACCACGTCTGCAGGGGAAATTGAACCTACGGAAGCTGTCGCGCCAACTCCACTTATTTGAATTTCGTTACCTATTATTACCGTTCCAACACTTATTGTACCCACACCCGCTGAAGAAATTGGTTCCGTGCTTACACCAAATGATAAACCTGGAGTTCCTACTGAAGATGTTGCGGATTGACCTGTTAAGCCAATAGACATTTCAGTTGGTGATATCGCACCTACACTAGAACCTAAAGAAACACCAGATACATCAACAACAACTGTCATTGCTGACTCACCCCAGTTTTCATAACCCCAAGGATCTCTACCCCATCCTTGTTCATTGAAAGCTGTAACACTTCCAATTGAAGTTGATAAGCTTGAAGGTGCTGTTATACTTACAACAGAGTCATTTGAACTACCCCATGGCTCTTCACCCCATTCATCTCTACCCCAACCAATAGCATATACGTCTTCACTAATTTCTCCAACTGAGGTAGTTAAACCCGCTGGAGCAGTAATTGGAACTGTAAGACTAATACTTATTGAACCTAATGAAGATGTTAAACCTAATCCCGTAAGGTCAACAGGAATTTCTTGTGCTGCAGTTAATGTTCCAAGTGATGATGTTAAACCTAATCCCGACAGTCCAACTGAGTATTCTACACTCCAGCCAGAATTTCCCCATTCTTGTCGACCCCAACCTTCTTCATTAGCTGCTTCTACATCACCTACCGCAGATGTTAAACCAGATGGAGCTGTTACACTTACGTCAAATGCATCTTGGTCTCCCCATTGATTATTATTCCAAGGAAAAATTCCCCATGTATTGGCCGTAGGAGTATCAGCTTGGCCGCCCATACCCGAATGGACAGCACAATAATAATATAAAGTTGGCGCGCTAGCGGCAACAGTTATTTGAGTGTAAGCTCCTGAATCTCCAGGTGAACCAGAAGTGGTTACACCGGTTGTATATTCGCTTCCGCTATTGTGTGTTCCATCACTTGTTGTAGAAAATCTTAAAGGGTGACTACCGTTTGAACTATCTGATTGATCAAATTTATATGTTCCAGTTTCAGCTATGTTTATAGTAGCTTGTTGTACTCCATCAATAAAATATTTATTACCTGAACCGGTGCTGACTACCGTAACTGTAAAAGTTCTGGTTATGGACATAAGGACTTACTCCTTATGCTATACGAATTATCGCCGTAGTAGCTGCTGCCGCAGGAAACTGGATTGTAAAAGTTCCAGAAGAAACTGTTTTATCTCCACCAAATGCTACTGCACAAACAGCTGCATCTGTTGAATGTGAATCATTAAAAATTAAACATCCATTAGCTGTGAATGAAGCTGATGTCCAAGAGACATCTGCAAAATCACAAACTGCAGTTGATGAATCAAGAGTTGGTGTAACACTTGTTAATGCTTTTCCTTTTGGCTGATAAGCAGTTCCTGAAGTGTTTGTTATTTCTTGAGTGGTTGTATAAGCAGTAGTACCTGCTCCCAATGTAGCTGAACTTGTGTACAACGCTAAATTAAAAGTGTTTCCAGTAGAAGCCGTAAAATTATGTTCTGCCTCTAAGATTTCTTGTTTAAAGCTATTACAAATTGCCGATGTTATTGCCATAATTTATCTCCTATTTACTGAGGCGGTGACTCGATTGGTATACGGATAGTACCATCTGTATAGTCGTCTCGTCTTCGTCTCCCAATTTGCATTGCTGCAAACTTTTGTAGTTCTTGTTTATACTTTTGTTCGTATAATGTCAACATATCTGTTGGACCTTTTAAATAAGAATATGCTTCTGTCAAACAGCAATATAATAGCCCTTGAGGGAAGTATAAACTGACATAGGTCCCAGACGTATTGCTCTCTAAAGAAGCCGGAATTTTATTATAATGGATAATATATTGATAATTTTTATCTGGCGTAGGGGCTATATACATTCCTCCAGAAGTAGTTGAACTTGTTCCTGTAGCTCCTCCAAACATTGAATAATATTTAGGTAGTCCAGTAGTATCTTGACCACTTTGATCTCCTTCATCCCCTGTTAATTCTCCTACATATTCTTGTATAAAAGTCTGATCTCGTCTCTCTAGATAAACACCTTGTCCAGTGCTGGCAGTAGTTGAATCAAATACCTGTACGGCTCTAACAAACAAACATCCTGCTGGAACATTTATTGAATTATTGTCTGTTGCAAATTGTGCTTGAGCCTGAACTCTGTCTGAATCCATAGGAAGGTCATATGCAATTCTATATTCTGCATTTTCTATAAATCTATTTAACACGGCAGCAGTAAAAACATTACTATCTACTTCAGTGTAGTTTCTAATATCTGTTTGTAAATTTGATAAATTGTACCCAGCCATAATAATTAACCTCTATCATTAACCGGTCCAATTGTACATTGAAAACCGCCTCCTGTTGCTGCACTTGAAGCATTAGATACTAATGGTACAGTTAATGAATTATATAGTGTTTCTGTTTGTGATGCTTTTGGACCTACTATTACTGTTGTTGAAACAGCTGTAGCTAAATAAGATCCATATACTTTAGCACCAGAAGAATGAGCATTAGCAGGTGTATTTGATAAAGTTGTTCCTCTATAAGGAGCCGCTGTTCCACGTGTACATCCTGTTAAAGTATGTGTGCTTCTACCTGTGTATTGAATTGTTTCATTTTGATAAGTTCCAACTAATAAAGGATCAGTAATTGTACCAGCATCTAAATCTGCTTGTGTCCAAACTTTTTCTATAACAATATATCCTGCTGTTGGAAATTCAGATCCATCAGTCAATACTATAGACGTAGCTGAATCAGTTAAAGCTCCATTTAACGTTGTAGATAATTCTAAAGTTGTAATTGCAACTCCGCCCACTGGTTGCTTAACACTACTAAATCTTACATATGATGTACCTTCATTTAAACCATTATTTGGAAAGGAAACACTTAAAACTTTTGATGCAGCTGTTGTTGTAAAGGGATTGTTTGGTAAAATATCTTGCACAGCAAATTCTACTCTTGCAGGTTTTGCATGTTGCAAGGCTTGTGGATCAGCGCCCACGGGCCTTGGATCTATTTGTGGTTGTTTAGGTTCAAATTCAGATGTGTGTACCCAAAGACCATTCCACTCTTGCACCATTTCTCTGTAAGGAAATGCCGCACCAGAACGGTCAGAAATCATTAATGCATTTCTACCTTTTGCAAATCGTGCCATTATTTAGTAATTCCTTTTGCTTTTCTATTTTTACGTATTTCTTTAATTGTTTTTTTTGAAAATGTTCCACCACTATGTTTTGCATCTCCTCCCGGCATCATACGAGATTTATATTTTTCAGGATTTTTTGATGCTTTTATTTTAGTAGCAGTAATATCTCTTTTAAATTGATCTCTATGTACTCTTTTAATAATTTCTTCTCCTGTAAATTTTTTACCATGAGGGTGGCCTCTAACTATATATTTTTTTGTCTTTTTAAAATTTTTACCAAAAGATCTAATACCACCTCTTTTATTTAATTTTTTAACAGCTCCCTCAAATATATCTGCCATAGGTGGACTTTTTTTACTTTTTTGTGACTCTACAAAAGCTTTGCCCAAACCTGCAATTGCTTTTATTTTTCCCATTATATATTTGGATAATAAGTCTTAGGCGTTATGTACGCACTAGCTGATGATCCATCCTCCTGTAAAGCTCTTGCTAATTCATCTTCGTATAATAATTTCATTTCTTGTGTTCTTTGTGGTGCATATTTTTGTGATAAATAATATGTAAGTCCTGACACCATACATGGTATAAATCTAT